GAACGGAGGTGTTTGAAATGGCAGCCGCTGCCGCTGCCGCTCGCTCCATCTCATCAGCAAGAACAGTCGCTTGCGAGGCCGCACTTCCTAGTGGTTCGACTGCGCCCGAAACACTAGAAGTGAAGTTTCCGCCTTGTGTGGCTGCCGCCCCTGTGCTAGCGGCTGTTTGCTCAGCCGCTACAGCGGCGCCTTCCATAGAACCCCGCATACTTTCCAGTAGCGGGGCAGCCTCCGACATACGAGCACCGATCTCCGCTCGAATCTCGGCTTCCGTCTTAGCTTCAGCAGTGATGGCTTCTGCTTGTTCCAGCACTTTAGTAGCCGCCTCAAGAATGGCTTCCGTTGGCATTTGTCCTTGCAACTCAGCGACTCTTTCACTGTTTTGTACAAGCAAGTCAAGTTGGCTGTTTATTTGCTGATAAATGTCGAACTGCTCTTCGCTGATCTGCTTACTGTTGAGTGCCTCCTGAGATCTCGCCTTGAGGTTTTGGAGGGCACTTTCTTCAACAGGTCGGCCCGCTTGCAGATCACTAAGGATGCCAGCGTAAGCATTCTGCAACGAGAACGCCGCCGTTAAGCGACTTTGTTCTTTGTCCAGAATTATGTCCATCGTGCCTTGTTGACCCGATATGATACTGAACAACCCAGCGGCGTCTTCCCGTCTCTGTGAATAAGTGGCCGCGTCTTCGCTGTTGATTTTCGCCGCGCTGCCCAAAAGGTCGACCGTCGATTTTAGTGGGTCTTGGATTTGCTTTTCCAATACCTGAATCTGACTGGTCAAGTCAAAGCGTTTTTGCAAGGCGGCCGTGGCTTCCGTGTCGACGCGCCTTTGAAAAGCTGCCGCACCCTCACCTGGGATAGCTTGTATGTCCGCTACCCTTTGAAATTCGGTGCGGGCGCCTTCTGGATCAATAGCCACGTTCAATTTGATAACTGCACCAGCGAACGCGGCTTGCGCTCGCGATACTTCTTCATCCCAATTCTTGTGGGCTTGATTCAAAGCTTCTGTGAGTCCGCCTACCACTTGATCGAAGTTGAGGTCCAAACCCCAATCTCTGGTGGCATTCAACACTTCTTGGGCTTTCGCTTCAAGCTTAGAAAACTCAGCAAGCAAGGAAGTGATTTCAGCTTCTTCGTTCTCGTCAACAATTCCATCGGCATGGATCTCGGACATACGTTTGCCGATTTCTTGTACGCGGGCCTCTATGTCCGAGTATTCATCAACGACGTCTCCAGAAGTGTCCAAGACGTTTTTATTCTGCTTAGCGAACGATAGATAACCCTTCTGAATTTCTTTCAGGTGTTGTTTGATGCGGCTGTGGTTCTTCTCTAGGGCGTCAGTTGGAGCACCCATACTTTTCAATACTTGCGATCGCGTCTCCAAAATACGCACCAAATCTTTTTGCCCTGCCTCGAATTCTTTTACTGATGCAGGATCAGCCGTGATGTTGGTTGCAGCTTCTTGTTGTTTCTGTATAGTCTTGGCATACGCCTCGCCCAAAACCTCAAGTTTCTTGTAGTTATTATTCGTACTATCAAGACGATGATCCAGCGTGCGGTCGTCAATGTCACGCTGAATGTCGGCTATCTTCTGGAATGCGCTTTCTACGTTGCCTGCGGCTTCTTTTGCGAACTTTTCAATCGTTTTCAAGTTGCTCTGGTACATGTCCGTTATGCCAGAAATAACACCCTCGAAAGCGGCAGTAGCGCTAGCGATAGAGTTGTCTCGAACAGTAGCCAACTGCTGCTCCCGCTTGTTGGCTTCTGCGTAGTATTTCAAGGACGCTGAAGTAATGACAGCATAAGCATCCTTACCGGCTTCCGCCCAGGCTTTTTGAAGCTGCTGTCCTTGCTGAATGCCTCTTTGTACGGCGTGTTCAAAGTCTACAGCACCCTGCTCTGCTTCAGTCCAAGTACCGGTGATGACTTGAAGACCTACACCAAAGCCTTCCAGTCCTGTCACTAAACCAGCAAGCACTTTCGTGACGGTGGGCAGACTTTTGCTACCGATGCGGGTCAACAGATTCTCAAACCTCTGCATCTCCACTGTCAACTTTTGCGCATCGGACTTAGTGAATTCGGCCCAGGCGTCAGTAGCTGCGGTCGTTGACTCTGTGATGATACCCAGGATCTCTTCCATGGTCCTGCCTTCATCATTCATTATGCCGAACACACCAGCGATGGCGCGGACGTTTCGCAGTAGCACAGCCATCTCTTGCGAGTTGCCGCCAGTCTCTTCGGCCAGTTTTCTCAAGACCCCTGTTAGGCCGCCAAAGGTTTCAATGGCTTGTCGCCCGTCCTCAACGCCCCACTTTCTGAAGATCTCACGGAGATCGTCGGTCGGTTTCAGCAGGCGGGTGACGACGGCTCGCAACTGAGTAATCGCTGTGTCGGCGCGAACACCCTGACGAGTCATGGTCGCAATTGCAGCAGCCGTCTCTTCCCACGAAATGGCCAACTGAGAGGTGAGAGGGGTCACTCGACCGATTACGTTCGCGATTTCTCCCAATCGCAAACGACCCTGTTCAACGGTCGCAAACAACGTGCCAGAGACGTGCTCGGCCTCTTGTATCGACTTGTTGTAAGAGTTCATCACCGAAGACAAGGCATTCACAGCGTCGCCAGTCTCGGACGCCGTCACCTTGGCGAGTCGTGCGGACTCACTCATAAATTGAAACGAGTCGGCCGCTTCCACGACTTGGTTCGACAAGGTTTGATAGAGGCCTTCAGCCAAGTCTGTTGGAGCTTGACCAATGGCATCAGACAATGCCAACACTTGCTTACTGATGTCCGCAGCGGTGCGTCCGGCCGCATCGATCGTCCGAACTTCTTCGATTGCCAACCCAAGCTCGCGAGCAGACTCTACCGCTTCCTTCAGACCGGTGATCATCGTGTTGAGACCGCGAACGATAAGCTGAGTTTCCAGGACGCGGATAATCGTCTTCCAACTGACCAGGAACTCGTTAGCTGCTTTTGAGGCCTTCTTCGTTCCTTCTATGACTTTAGTCAGTGCCTGCGCACCAGTGGCGGAGGTTTTCATTTTGGCCAACGAATCGTTGGCGTTGTTGAGGGCGGTGGTGAACTGACTCAAAGTTTGAATTGCCTGTTGAGCATCGAAGCCAAGTTTCTGTCTGATCTCAGTCACTATATCTTCCTCTTCTTCAAATGTCGCCAAGGATTGGGCAGCTTAGCCGTCTCAGCTATTTGTAGCCAAGCAACTTGAGCCCGTGATTGAAAATTGTAAGGCGTGAACCTCACGTTATTGCTGAACGGCTGGGGAGGCGGGCCCGCCGTAGCAAGATTGTATTCATTGTAGGCAAGGTATCGGAGGTTGGTTTCATACACGAAACCAACATAGCCTTCAGATTTGTTTTCAAGCACCCCGCTGCCAGAAGCGGAGGCTCTTCCAAGGCCTACCCGGTCTATTGACGATTTGATCGGTCCAATAGGGACCGAGGTTCCAAGTTCTTGTGCCAGCTTCTGAAACGTCGCTCGTGAAGCACCTGACCAAGTCGGGATAGGTGTCTGATTGACAGCAGTGTCTATCCACGCCTGTCCGGCCTTCTCATTGATGCTTCGCAGGTATTGCAAAAGGACTTTAGCATATCCTGCGGCATCAAAATCCAGTGCATAGAAGTCGGCCTTGAACTTCATTAGAACCTCAGTGACCCTGTTTTGGATCTTACATGCTCGGCGGTCTGATAGAACGCGATGACCTTCGCCTGCGTTAGAGCGTCCATGCTCTCCCACCGATCCTTCACGCCTGGGGGTCTTATACCTAGCTCTAAGCAGGCGGCCCAAATCGTGTACTCAGCCGTTCGATATTTCGGCCAGAGGACCTTCCGAGCTACTCCCCCTGACCAAGTAGAAAAGTCGCGCGGGCTTTTTTGATCTTGTTCTCGTCGAGAGAATTGGCTTCAAGAACCAAGCCAAGGATTCGGGTGCACTCGACCTCCGAGATGCCTGCTGCTTGCAGTTCGTCCGGCCACTTGAGCCAAGTCGACGGCTTGTCAACGTCCACTTCGTCCCACTCAATGTTGCTAGGCTCCAGGGATCGAACACACATTAGAGCAAAACGCAGCTTGCCTCGACGCTCCATCGCTTCCTTGTAGTCCTTGTCGGCATAATCCGGCTCCTTGCCGTTTTTCGTTTGAAGCACAGGAACGATAGGCTCGGGGCACTTCTCGTCAAACTCCTCAGTGATCGAGACGGCCTTCGCCCTGATCGGAATGTCTTCGCCAGAACGAGGAAGAACGAGCAACGCATCGCTGCTTGTGACTTGAACACCGCCAATTTTCATAGTAAGTCTCCTAGTTGAGGTGCAGGAAATGAGGTGTCTAGCGGAGCGACAAAAGCCACTCCGCTAGACAAGGGGTTATCAGCACTCGGCGTCAGTCGACCGCGTCACGGTCGGCGCACTGACGTTGCAACGGCCACTCACAGCGATCGTGGCCTCGCCCATATCGAAGTCTAGCGACTCGTAACGGAAGTCGGTAAACAGGACATCCTCGTCCTCATCCGTTCCGCACGGTACGCAGTGCTTCGCAAGAACGTCGATAGCGTAGGGCTCACACAAATCGCTCGAACTTGACACCCACTCGGATGCCGAGCCAGTCCGCTTCACGGCGTCGACCGGAGTAATAGTGCAACCGGTTTGAGTCTTGATGTACTCGTACACGAACTCCAGCGACATCTCGACCGGCTGTTCGTCGGCTTCCTTGACTGTGTCAAGATCGCCGCGCTCGCGAAGGTACTCGTATTCCTTCGCCTCGGTCCAGGTCAAGTTGCCTTCACCAATCTGAATTTCAATTCGCTGATTGATGAACGTGACAGCGTTCTCACTGTTGCCACTGTTGTAAGAGCCAGCACCCAGAGCGGGGGTGATGGTGACACAGGTGGTTGGGCTGTTGGCCGACGGATCACGAGCCGTAACGGTGTGAACCGTATTGACCGTCTCACCATCGAGATACAGCCGAGCACCAATAGGCACCAAACAAGTGGTGGTCGTGTTGAGAACGACAGTGTTGATATTGATCGTGGTGTCGTTCTGACTTCCGTTCGCGGTGAGCTTGGCCGTCCCCGCAAGACCATCTTGAAAATAGATGGTCACGTCACGCATTTCAATACGCGCCATTATGGTTTCTCCTTATGAAGATTGATAGTTCATTCCGTACAAGGCGTCCATCGCGGACTGTCTTACACGGGTGTCCTTATCGAGTTGTCCGTAGTGGAAAACTCGAACCGCTTGGTTTCGCCCTTTGTGTACTTGGAGACACCCAACAAGTGTTCCATCGTCCTCCGCACCTGTGCCTAGCTTGTAGATCGGAATCGGCTTCAACATCTCGTCCGCAAACACACCAGTCCACTGAATTATGTCGAAGGCATCCGCACTGACTTCGTCCATATTCTTGGTGAACAGGAAGTTCACAATGACTTTGACATCGTAATAGCCGTTGCTGACCTCTTTCAGTTCAGGTCCGGACACTCTGAGTTCAACGTGATTGTCCTGCATAGTGTCGTTAGATCGCTCGTCGATGCCTTCGACAAAATACAGTAAAGAGATCCCATCGGCAACACTTTTGAAGTGTGACGCAAGAGACTGGAAGATCCACCGCGCGAGGTTCTTGTCCATTGTCGTCTGCCTCCGGTTAAGCTATGACTGCCGAAGCAGTCTGTGTCAATGAGAGAAGGTACGCATTCGTTTTGAGGTGGTGATCCTCATACGCCGGAGCGCCTTCAATTTTCTTGGCTGTAACAATCCAGCCAGTTTTGTACTCGTATTCTTCGACGGATTTCACATCATATCGAGACCCGTCGTAGACGATCCAATCATCCTTCTCGATCGTCCAGGTGGTCGCCACGTCAGTTCGGTCGATGATGAATGTCCGAAGACCTGGGTCGAAGGTGCCTCCTTGCACAATCTTCTTGTTTGCCGAGATCATCGAAATCGTCTGAACAACATCCCGAGTCAACTTGACAGGAAGCACCACAGCACGACGAATGAACGTCGAAGTGTGCGACTCTGTCTTCACACCCGTGCTGTAGTTCGTGGTCGCCGTTCCAAGCTTGTAGACAGTGATCGAGTTTCCGTACTCTTTCTTCATCATACGGACGCTTCGCCGGATGAATCGAATCAAGTTGTAATTGGGTCGAACCATTTACTTCACCTCAGTGATGCGACGAATTAGGTCGGTGTTGACTTTGACAACCTCAGTGTTGGTTGCGATGACCATGGCCTGCTCTTTCACGATGGTTGTGAGGACTTCAGTATTGAAGTCCTCCAACTTCTGGACTCGATCGACTAAGTTTTGCTCGCGTCGCCAGTCCCGCCAAATGAAGAACAGAACGATACCAACGAGCGGCCCAAAGTCTTTCGCAAGGTCCATCAGTTCCATCGTATTAGTCCTTTCTCAATAGACGTGGTAAGAGCCGTTACCGCCAGGAGCGCTTTCTTGACCACGGGCGGTCGCGGCGTCGTTTGTCGCACCAGACGAGTCGATGCCGCCACCGGAGGTCACGTAGAAAGCATTACTACCGGTGGTCGCGCACCCTTCAACATTGACGTTCTGGGCGGA